TAGTCCTCGACGGCTGCGACTTGTTCTTGTGTCGCGCCGGTCGTTATCTGCAGCTGGCGTGCCAGTTCGTCCTGTTGTTTCTGATCGTCAATCGCGGCCTTAGTAGCGACAGTTGCGGCTGCAGCAAGCCCAGCGACAGCTGCGGTCGCTGGCAGAAACGCCTTCTTCATGGCGAAACTGACTTTTTCGCTGGTTTTTTCTAGGCGCTGAAACTCCTTCATCGCCTTTTTCACGCCTTCGGGCGCGAATTCGGAAACGATGGGGACGTTGATAGCCATTAGCGCAGCTCCTTATTGAGTACGACCATCATGTCATCAATGGCTGCTTCAACTTGCCGTACGACGACCGGCATGGCGTCCTCCGCGCCAGGCCACATCGTCCTTGAAGCGGGGCCACCGCGCTGATTCAACACGCTGATGAACTGGCGGCCAGCGTCGGTGGTGCCGTTTGACCGTCGGCCGGCCATGTCGTAGATCGCACCAGCCGCGTTCTTTTGGCGCAGCGTCAGCAACGGGATGTTGTTCGGGTCGCGCGCACCGCGCACTTTGCCAGCCCTGAACGCGACCTTGATGCCGCGTCTGACGGCTTTGGGGTCGAAGCCGCCCTTCCAGCCCACCCAGCCTGACAGGGGCCGTACAGCAGGGACGAGGCGCCTGGCTGATTCTTCGACTGGCTGCGCGGCAGCCTTCATGTTTTTGACGACTTGCTTCTTGAGCTCAGGGTTGACCGAGTTGAGCACCTTGATGGCATCAGCGACGCCATTCACTTCGATGCTGCTGCTAACGGCCACGTTTCGCTTTCCTGTTTCGTTCGTTGATTACGTCGACGACAGTAGTCAGGTCGAGTATGTCAAAGTCGATGTTCGGCGGCCACCAGCCCAAATGTACGAGGATCTCGGCTAGCTGGCGGCGCCGGGTTCCTCGCGCGTAGGGCGTTCGTCACTTCCAACGACCTCAAGCGTGACAATGCGACGTAGGTAATCGTCAAACACGGCCGGCACGGTAATTTTCTGGGCTTTGCATGCCTCGTAGGCGAGGTACGCCAAGTCTTCCATGCCGAGACCTTCGGCCATTTTGCTGGCCTTCGTTTTGTATTTGCGTTCCCACGCGACGATGGCCCACAAGTTGGTGGTGACATCTTGCGGGCCATCGCCGGTGTCGACGCGTAGCGTAAGTTGCACGGTTGCCTCCTAGTTGTGCAGTTGGGTTTGGTCAGGACGTGGCGCGGGCGTATGAGCCGCCGGTGAGGGTGATGTCCACGGTGGACAGTTCGCCGACGCCGCCGTTGAACGGTGTGAACTCGGCGAAGTACATGCCGGTGATGGTGTACACCGGGTTGTCGGTGGCGGGTGTGCCGCTGGACTTGCCGACGACGACGTTGATGCTGGTGCCGACGATTCCTTCGAGGACTTCTTCGACTTCGCTGGCGCCGTAGCTGAGGAACAGCGTGGCGGTCACTTCGCAGACCTCGAGGCCGGCGGTGTAGGTGCGTGCCGAGTCGTCCAGCGCGGTGTTTTCGAGTGCTTCCTTGGTGATGGTGAGCGTGCAGTCCTGCAGCTGGTCGCTGAGGTCGTTGGCGTCGACCGTCAAGTAGGTGGCGGTCAAGTTGGTAGTGGTCATGTCAGGTGCTCCTGTGGGTTCCGAGTCTTATGGTCAGATCATAGGCCGGTAACTGTTGTTCGCCGATGAGGGCGACGGTTGGCCGGCCGTCGACTGCGGCGCCGCCGAACGCGTTTTGGATCGCGTCGACGATGGTGATGATGTAATCGCTGGCGTCTTGGTTGCCGGGTGGCGGTGCCAGGACGCGTACGACGATGGTGATGTCGACCACGTCGTGTGCGAACGTGGTGAACGTCGGCAGCTCGACAAAGACTGATAGCGGGCGTGCGTTGCGCGGGTCGGTGACGGTTTTGTACCCAAGGCCGTTGATGATCCCGGTGACATGGCTGATTGCCTCCGCAAGCACTCCTGTCGCAGCCATCGCATCAGCCGATCTGTGGGCGGCCGCAGCCGAGCAGCTGCAACACTTGGCCGAGGGATCCGATGGGTGTGACGGTGCCCATGTCGTTGAACGACGCGTAGCCGTCAACGCTGCCGCGTGTCCGATATTGGATAGCGGCGTACATGACGGTGCCGAGTTTGACATCGCCGCTCGGCGCGTTGTTCAACGCGTCAAAGTAACCGGCGGCGCGTCGGCGTCGGCTGCACCATGCGTTGGCTGCTGACACAGCGGTAGTGATGAACGCGGTGTCGTTTGCTGTTGCTGAGTCAATGCCGAGCCATTCAACAACGTCGTCGTTGTCGATCCAGGTGCATGTTGGTGTGTATGTCAGCGTGCCGCTGTCGGTGGTGCGGTCAATGTCGTCACCTGCGTCGGCAAACACGACCTGGTTCGGTCGCGCTATGTCGTAGTCGAATACAAGGTCGCCTTCGTCGGTGACACCGTTGAACTGGTATGGCTCAAGGCTGGCGACGATGTGGTTGCCGTTGAGATTGGTGCTTGACAGGCCGCTGATGTTGATGCTCGACCCGACGATGAGGCCGTCGAAATTCTGGAGAGTCTGGACGACCCCATAGTCGTCTACGCGCCACGCGTGGGTGATGTCGTAGGCCGTCATGGGGTCGTCCAATACTCCAAAAGTTGGTCGCTAGGTCAGGTCAAAGGGCTCAGGCGCGGGCGACGAACTTCGTGTCGTCGATCATGAGCGTTGCGAAGTAGCCGAGCCAGCTGATGGTTCGGGAACGGGTCGACGCGTTGTCGACGGACAAGAAGCCCTTGGTGGTCTCAAAGATTTCGAAGCCGTCCTTGCGGCCGACGTACACGTTGTTGCCGCCTGGCAGTACGAGGTTTCGGTCGACGACGACCTCGAGGCCGAACGCCACCGAGGCGCCGGTGGCGCCGGGCGTCACGTTGCCGAGGGCGTTCATGGGGCCGACTTGCGGGAACAGGGGGCGACCGGCGTCGTCCGCGAGGGCACCGAGATTTGACCAGTAGAGCGGATCGACGACGAGCACGTCGGGCAGGTTGCCGTTCGAGTTCGTCAGGATGGTGCGCGCGGCGTCGTAAATGAACTCTACCCAGTTGGCGGCGTCGGTGGCCGAGGTGAGGGTGGCGGTCTGCGTGACGGCGGCCTCGAACGCGGCACAGGCGACGGTGTCGGTCTGGTTCGCGTAAATCTTGCCCATGTCGGTCAAGATGAGGCTGATGATCTCCGGGCTTGACCAGTCGATGAGCTGCTCGCTGACGTCAACGAAGCCCCCAAAGCTGCCTTTCTGCACCTGGTTCTCCTGCACCTGGAACTCGCCAGATGTGAGGGTGGCGAGCTCCGACGACTGGGTGCCGATCGAGGTGTGGGTGGAGACCGACGGCCGGATGAACACTTTGCCGGACGGAGGCATGGCGCGCACTCCGAACGAATCGACCAGGGGGCGCTCGCCGATGTAGTTGTCGTAGACCGGGCCGACGATTGGCTCGGGCAGCACACCGTCGTTGTTGGTGGTGGTGACGTCGGGCGCGGCGGCCTTGATCTGATCGTTGATGAGGTGCCAGCGGTGTCCGCCTTCGAGGGCGGCGGCGATGTACTCCGACGCCGATGGCATCGTGAACTTCTTCGGCTGGGCATGGATGGGGGCCGTGGGCACCACTTCGGGGGCGGCCTCGACCACTTCGGGTTGGATTTCTTCAGACACTTGTGTCTCCTCTGGGGTTGAGTCGGGTGCGGTCTCCGCTTGTGCGGCGATTTCGCTGATGGTGGCGCCAGCAAACGCTGGCTGGTAGACGACGGACAGTTCCTGCCAGTCGGCGGCTTTGACGACCATTGTGGGGCCGTCCATTTCGTAATCAAGAGCTTCGATGCCGATACTGACCGAGTCAAGCGCGCCCATTTTGACAAGTTCGACCAGGTCGTTGCCGGCCGCGGTGCGGGCAATCTCGGCGGTAAACAGCATGCCGGCATCGGTGTCCTCGCGGGCGGTGACAAGGCCAACGATGCGGCTCGGGTCGTGCGACTCAAGCAGGCGTGGCGCTGGGCCGTCGACCGGCAGCGCGCCTTGTTCGATGCGTACCTGCTGGCCGGTGGACACCGTCGCGGTCTCGTTGTAGGGGACAGCGATACCGCTGATGGTGCGCGGTGTGTCGGCTTCGCCGGCTGCGGCGTCAAGGGTGACTGATTGGGCGGTGAATCGGATCATGTGGTGGCGTCCTCGTTCTCACGGATAATACTTGCCGGGTATTCGGCTTCTTGCAGGTATGCGCCGATGTCCAGCTCGATGTGTTTGCCGCGCGCGACGACGGTGTCAAGGCTCAGGGTCTGCTCGATGCAGTCGACGTACGGCTTGGCGCCGAACAGGTACAGATCCTGCCGGGCTTGTTGGCTGTTCTGATAGGTCATGCCGCCAATAGCGACGCCTACGAGCCATGCCGGTACCTGGAATACGCGCGCCAGCTCAAGCGCCGAGTGTTGCCGGCCTTCCATGAGCTGCAGTTTGCTTGGGTCTTGGCTGAACTCGACGTATTTGACGTGCTGGTTGAGCGCGCCGACGGCGAGGTTGCCGCGTGCTTCTGACCATGCGCTGGCAAGTTCGGCGAGGTCGTCGCCGCCCATCGGTTCACCATCGATCTGCTGCAGATAGCCGGACGCGATACCGCCGCCGTTGCTGGCGTACCGGCGCGCGGCTTCGTCCAGCTCGTACGCGATTTGGATGGCGCGGTTGCCAGTCCACAGCATGCCGTTGACTGGGCTGAGGAACTGGACGACGTTGTCAGCGTCAAGGTCGACTCCGTTGAACTGGATGTCGTGCGATGGGCCGAACCACTCGGGGCCGGCTTGGTCGAGGGTGGCGACGTTGTCGGCTGGGAGCCATGTGAACGATGCAGGAAAGCCGGTGTTGTAGCGGCTGGTGACGTACCAGAACGCGCGGCCGTGCAGCATCAGATCTTGCACGGTGGACGCCATGATGAAGTTGCGCGTCACGTTTGGATCTGGCCGTGTCATCCACGATTCGCCTGGAACATAGATGCGTTCGTAGCGTTCGACTTCGGGATCCCACGACATGGTGTAGGTGCGAAAGTCGAGGCCGCCGATCATGCTGGTGATGAGACCTACCGCGCGGCTGACTGTGGGAATAGACAAGGCGCGCTGCGTATTTGCGCCTACGACGTAATACTGCAGCGCGCCGGGCCTGGGCGACGCGCCCGCGGCGGCCTGCACGGAGGCGGTGCCGAACGCCGGCTCGGAACGCGTACGAAACAGACCCACGCGCCCAGCCTAGTCACACCCGTGTGATTATTTGGCTACACCTAGCATTGGCTTGCGAATCTTCGCTTGTGGCTGTGCAGCAAAGCCGGCAGCAGCGACCATGCAGCGGGTCTGCTCGATAGGGCCGGGCGACTTTTGTGATGACAACGTGATGGTGCCAGATGATCGGCCGGCGACCGCGCGGTTGACTTGTTCGGCTAGGGCGAGCTGGCCGTGGTGGACAATGCGCCGCTCAAGGATCATGTTGCGGACGATGGCGGTAAACGTCGTCATCTCGCGCTGGCCGAAGTCTTTGCAGCGTCGCAGCAGCTCGGGCGGGCATAACGCGTAGAAGCCAGGTGTCAACGCAAGCTGCACAGTTTCGTCCTCAAGCACGCGGTGAATCTCGTCCCACATCGCGTTCGCGTTGTCCACGACAAACTCGGTGTGAACATGCAGCCGGCCTTGATCGTCGGGCGCGACGCGCACACCGGTGTAGCGCAGATCCGTGATATCGCTGTCAACTGCGAGCCAGCCACCAGCCGGCATGGTGTCCGATGTGAAGCAGCTGTCCCAATGGCCGGCCGGTAACCATGACGCGCTGGCGCTGATCCACACGTTGCAATGTGCCCGGTAGAACGCCTGCCGGTTCGGTGTTTCAGCCATGCGCCGTAGCCGGTCGGCGTTGATGGTGGTGCCGAGCGCCGGGTTGGCCCACGCCCATGTGTTGGGATCCTCAAGGTTGCTGCCAGGCGGTGGCGACCATTCTGCGAAGTACAACGCCGACGGTCGGTCATTGTCGATGGCCTGAATCGCTTGCTCGCGCAGCTTCATCTTGACTTTGGATCCCTCGTCGCCGGCCGTCGACCACATTGACATCAGCGGATTCGGGCGCGCAGTCATCGTCGGCCGGTACGCGTCAAAGATCACGTCGGCGCCGATGTTCCAGACCTCGTCAATGACGACGAGATCGCAGGTGGCACCGTGCGCGTTCTGTGGTGTTGCCGCGTTGACGTGCCACATGGTGCCGTCCTTGAACTCGACAAAGTTGCGGCCGTACGACCAGTTGACTTTGGCGTCGAAGCGTGCCTCAAGGATCGGCGCCAGTTCTTTGAACAGGCTAAACGCCCGGTCAAGTTTGTGTGCGGTGCTGATGATCCGCTGCGGCCTGCCGGCTATGCGCGGCATCTCAGTCGCCCACCAGCCGACCAGCGCACCGAGCGCGTAGCTTTTGCCGTTCTGCCGGCCGACGCTGACCAGCGATTCGCTTCTGTACAGTTGGCCGGTGCCGTCATGCTCCAACTGGCCGTCAAGAACGAGCTGCTGCCACGGCATCAGTTCGCCTGGCATATTGCGAGCAGCCCACGCGGCTACGTCAGGGCCGAATGTCTCGTCCCCCAATCGTGGCGTGGCCAGTCTCGGCTCGATCCTGCCGAATCCGTCCGCGTCTGGCTGGTTATCCACAGATCTGTCCACATGCTGTGCACCTTGTGAGGATATGGAA